GACCTGTCCGTTGATTCTCATTGTACAAGTACCACATACCTCTTCCAGACAACTACAGTCCCATACAATCGGTGGCACTTTGATACCATCTGCATTTATTGGATTCTTACGAATGTCCATGAGATACGAGATGACATTGGAATTGGGACTGTGAGGAATCTCAAAGTTTTCCCAATAGGGATCTAGGTCTGGTCCAAATTGTCTCTTGATTTTAAATGGAACAGATGTTGTCATGAGTAAATTTCGTTTAGTTGTCTGTTTACACGGACAAACGTAGTGCATTTTGGCAAATCCTTGATGCACCTTGCACCAGCATAAGTTAATGCACTACGTAAACCCCCCAACATTTCCTCTACTGTATTTTTTATTGGTCCTTTGTAATCAACATAGACCATTTTACCCTCACTTGCACGATAATTTTGTTTTTCTCCATAATATTCAATTTGTGCTTCTGTAGAAGACATTCCATAAAATTTCATTTTATCACCAGTATTTTCACCATTACACTCATCGTGTCCTGCGAACATTCCACCGAGCATTACAAAGTCGGCACCAGCACCAAAGCTCTTTGCAATATCTCCCACAACTGTACACCCTCCGTCTGTGATAATATGTCCGCCTAATCCATGAGCCGCATCCGCACACTCTATGGTTGCGCTCAGTTGTGGATACCCCACGCCAGTCATCTTTCTTGTAGTACACACGCTCCCAGGGCCAATGCCAATCTTCACAATGTCCGCCCCAGCGAGTATTATCTGTTCCGTTGCTTCTGGTGTACATACGTTTCCTGCGATAAGTATAGAATCTCTTGTTGTTGAATGACCTCTTATTTTCTCAACAAATTCCATAAATCGTTCAGTATAACCATTTGCAACATCAAGACAAATCCACTTGGACTCTGGAATTGTATCCAGATTCGTATCAAGTCCAATTGTCTGTATGAGGTCTGAAGGTGTTTGATGAGTGTATTCAACGTATGGAAAAAGAACGAACTTGCACAATGCAGTTAGCATATCATACTTGCGTAATGCATTGTGCATCTCGTAAGTACCTGTGTGGTCCATATTTGCAGCAATGATTGGAACACCTGTCCAATCATTTTTAGAATGACGAAATGTAAATCTTCTGGTAAGGTTAGCGTCTTTTCTGGTTGTGAGTGTAGAACGTTTTGGTTTTATTAGGACATCATTGAAATCAAGTTTTACATCTTCAATTATTCTCATTGTCTATTTTTTTCCTTCAAGATGGTTTTGGATTATCTGTTTTAACTTTATTTACTGTTTTATACCATTCACCCGATTTATTACCTTTATCATTAGTCATATCATGATATAATAAATCTAATTGCTCTTGAATGCTGGGATAACTTGTTGCTCGGTCACTCTGATACTGTTTGGAATCAATTTTACTTTGGATTTCTTCTTCTGTTGGTGGATTTCCTTTAGACCATTCTATAATTTTACCATCCCTGAGTTTAAAATCAGCACTAACAAGATTTGCTATTTCAGAAATAGCCTCTAAACGTGCATGAATGTTTATTATGTTTACCATTATTTTTTCTCTATTTGTTATGTTGCTATCTCTTGAATAACAACTATAGTTGGGCTATTAGAACCCCATCCAATATATCCACTACCACTTGCGTTAAGTCGTGCCGAAACTTTATAGGTTTTCTCTGTCGTTGAGTTTTCAGAACATTCATCAAGAAACATCATAAATTTTGAATTCCAACCCGCTTCCTCCTTAATAATAGATACACCCTGTGTATAACCACTTAAATTTGCAGTTTCAGTAACATCAGAAGCATTTTTATAAAAGTCCATAAAAACATAAGCTCCACTAGAATCGGTATCTGAGATTACTGATGCCAATAAAAGGATATTTGATGATGCAAATTGAGGTGTAAATGCAAAACTTCCTATTGTTTTAGAAGTATTAAAAGAAGTTGCTGTTATATTAGTTTGCTCTGAGGTTGTATATCTTTGAGTTTTAACCACATGACCAGCAGGAAAAGTTATACCTGTCCCAGACAAAGTAGCAGTATCACCAGACAAAGTAATAGGAGCGGACCCTGCACCTCCCGAAAAACCTGTGATATTATTTGTCTTGATTGTGCTTGCCATATTATGCTACCTTTAATGCCATGACAGAACATTTACAAATATCGTCTGAATTTTGCATAGTATCGCTTTGAAGTACACACACAAAATAGTCAGTTGATAATGCATAGCCATGATAAACACATTGACCATGTGTTTGATATGAATATGCTACTCTTTGAGATGAGGTTGTGTTACCAGCAGTTCCTGAATTTTTATTAACAGACCAATATCCCGTACCATTTCCTATACCCATCCAATGAATCCAAATTAATGCATTTTGTGCCATATCAATTTTTGTAAATGACCCAGTATTATCTATTGTAAATGCCGAACCTGTGACAGAACCAATTTGTGAATCACCCCATTTTAATGAACCTGTTCTTGTTGTCATACCACTTTGAACACCACCAATAGTTATATGACTTGCAGGCAATGTTACAGAACTACCTATTGTTCCAGATGCAACTCCAGCATTATTAGTTACACCACTCCCCAAAGTTGCAGTATCACCAGACAAAGTGATTGGAGCACCACCAGATGTTCCACTGGTTCCTGTGATTTTATTTACAAATATTTCGCTTGCCATACTATTATTTATTTTTCTTTATTTTGTTGAGTTCGTTCAATTCTCTACGAACCATAGCACGTTCTTCTAACAACTCTGCATTCATCAACTCTTCTTGTAAATTTCTTTCCAACGCACCTATATATTCTTCCTTCTTTGGTTCATTCTCAAGCATGACTCTTACCTTCTCGCCGTATTCAGTTGCACTCAACCAATGTTCTCCATCGTCATAATTTGGTGGAGTGATATATGACTTGTACTTATGTGGTCCTATTTCTCTCATATCAACAAATTCCCATCTCTCTTGATTGACACCATATTTCCATCTTCTTCCATACGTTTTGCAAAAACTCTAGCATCACCAATCTTATCAAAAAATCTTCTGTGAATGATAGAAGGGTCAGGAGGCACCCACTTTGCATTCTCTTTCATTTGTGCATGATTGTTTTTTCTGTCATCAGAGAACTTGTAATATTCTACCCAGATATTCATTTTTCCTCAGTGTTTTTTTCCAATTCCTCAATTCTGTGTTTCAAAGTGTAAATTGTTGTGTGTAAATGTCCTGTGTCATGTGGCTCTAATCTTGATGCAAGAACTTCTATCTCTGTCTTGAGAACATCAATATGATTTTGTTTGCCTCCCATCTTTATCCTTTCTTCAATAGCGTCTACCCATTTATCATCTTTCATTATAGTTTCTCAAATATTGCAGTCAATTTTCTATTATGATATTCTTCTTCAGTGAGAATAATATCCATTCCAAATGTAAGTCTAGGTTCATCAGATTTGTTTGGACTCGTTTTATGAGGCAAAAAATGTGGAAAACACAAAAGTTCTCCTTCCACATTTTCTTTTTGAATATTTCCAATTATATTTTCTTCATTTTGTAAAACAGGATCACTGTAGATAGGCATATAACAAGTGAATGTCTTAGGTGGTGGAATTGACAAATCATAGTGACAACAAAAGTGTAAAGGACTGTTGATACTATCATGAGAGTGAGTATTCAAATAATCCCATTTTGATAAAACATTTAACCACACTTTTGCATAAAAAATTTTTGTATCTGGTAAAAATAGATTAACATATTGAATAAAAGATTCTTTTAGAAATGATTTAAACTTCTTGATTACTGTTTCATTCTTAAATAATTTATCCGATAAAATATTATAAAAACGATGAGCATTTGTGAAAATGTTTTCTGTATCAGTACCTCCAGATGTAAGCTGATATGACAATTCAGAAGGAATATGTATTGATTTAAATTTTTTATTCAGTTCTTCTTTATTCTCTTCTTGTTCTACCTTTAGTGCTATCTCATTTAAATCTTTAAATAGTTTTTCTTTCTTATCTAAAATTAAATTCAGCAATTTATCATTTTCGTCAAATTCAAAAACACTTAATGGTAATTTTGAACTTACATAAAAATGTTCACTAAAATATCTATCTAAAGTTATAAATTCTGTTTTCATTTTTTCATTCATCATCTATGTCATCCTTGTCTGAGTCCCATTCGTAAACACGGCGTAGGACTCTAATCGTGCCTTTGTCTTTGTCAATACGAAATACCAGTTCACCATGCTCTTTGGTATGCATCGTTTCTGGAATGTCAATAAAAGGTAAAACTTCACCTCTATCTAAAATCTTCACCTTATGGTGAAGTTTGTCTAAAAGTCGTTGTTTTATGCGTAAGTCCATTTCCTTCTTTGGCAGGACTTTTTTATCTTTGAGAATTTTCTTTTTAGTTTGATTTCTGGACTTCCTTATGTGGTCACGAAATTCAAGAAGCTCCCTTAGAAACTCTCTTTTTTCGTCCTCTGTCATCTTGACTCCATCAAAAATTGTAATTGTAAAACTTTACCTCAACTTTTGGTTTTGGTGGTGGAGATGTTAACTCCTTATATCCATATATAGACACCAAAACAAATAGAACAATTGCTAAACCCAGAATGAGATTGTCCATTTTTACTCATCCCAACCCAGTTTTTTTGTTGACCCCAAAGGAGTGAAACTTTCACCACAACCACAAACGACACCTGTGCTCATGCGTTGAAATACAAATCCCTGTTCTACCATATTGTCATCTTTGTAATCCACCATAAGGTCACCAATCACATTCTCATGTAACTCTGTGTCTATAAGTGCAATGTCATCATACAGAGAATCAGTTATGTCTGCTTCTGTGTCAGAATCAAGAGTGAACATCCAACCAGAACATCCGCCCGGCCTTGCACCGACTCTCATGTAAGGGTCTTCTGTACTATCTCTAAAAATTCTTTTTGCTTTTTCTGTAACTATCAGTTTCATATGTTTGCGTTCATTATCCATATTACAACACCACCTAAAATTAAAACTATAAGACCGAATAGAACCAACAGAATCTTAAATTCCATTATCATTAGTTTAACAATACTCCCTCTTCTGGTTCATCTTCGTTCTTGGTTTTTTCAAGAACATCCTTCACTCTGTCTTGAAGTGCCATGTTCAAGTTCTTACTCATGACCTCTTTGATCTTTCGTGAGATTACCTCACCTAATTTATCACCATCAACTGGTGATTCTTCTCGTATTCTGAGTGCAAGTTTTTCACCATCATCGTGATTTTCCAACCATTCAGATTTCCAGATTCCTTTTATAGGCCATTTAGTTGGGTTGTCATAAGTGATGCCGTGATCTTCGTTTACCCAATAGAGATGCAGAATACCAATGAATCCCTTTTCTGGATTTTGAAACCCTTGCACTAGATGCTCAATGCCCAATGAATGAAGAAAGGGAAACTTTATATCTTTGTATAGTTGCAGACGAAACTGTGTCTCAACTACGTGTCGTATTTGTGCTAAATCATTTTCTGACATCAGATCATTTTATAATCCGCCATGATATGTGACGGATATATACCACCTTGTTTATTTCTTATATTAAATTTAATTTCCATTTTTCGTGTCAGTACTTTCATATCAACACGTTTTGCAGTTCCCGGCTCTGGGTAAATAATTTCAATGTTACTCACTGGGTCAGCATATTTTTGATAGTTTGATCTTGTTATTTCTTCATAATGAATACTACCATCATTCATTTTATGAACCAAATGATATCCATATCCAACTACTGTTCTTGCAAACTGAGTTAACGCATTGGTTTTTCTTGCAGTTTCAGTAATTTTCTTAGTCCCACCTTTGCGAAACTTTTCGTAAGCATAAAAAATTTCTTTAAAAAGAGAAACATCTATACCAAACATATTAAGAAGTGTCAGTCCATTCGGCGGAATTTTACCATCTGGTTTAAAGAATTGTTGTCTACCTAATATAGTGGTTACTCCACCATTGTAAAAAGTCACTGTATTTCCAAATTTCAAAGACAGATAATGCTCTTTTCCGTCACCATTAACAAAAGTTAAATCCGTAACTGTAGAACCAACATCAAGAGAAGGGTTGTTTCCTGCACGTATAGAACTACCAGAAAAAGTTAATGGTCTTGGTTTATTCAATGCACCCTCAGCAACTATTTTCATATCGCCATGCAAATTAACATTATTATCAAAACTCTTGATAAATTTTTTCATATTCAGATCAGATACACCATCTGATCCATCTCTAATGAATTCTGTAAATGCGGCTTCTAATTTGTTTTCAAATAAGATTCCCTTGTTTATACCACCAGCTTGTCTTGTCCCATTTCCAAATCCAACTTTTAATTTGCTAATGTCTACTGGTATTTTTTTGAGATCAAGACCTTCAGTTTCTAGTGAACGAATAACTTTGACAAGTGTTGGTTTTGATGGATCAAGAGCTAGTGGTCCAACTGGTTCTATAGCAGGAAATTTGCCAACAATATATCTATACAGTTCAGCAATATCTTTTCTTTTTATTTCAGTTGATGATTTAGGAATGAAATTGAATGACATGACTCTTCCACATTGTTACTTTCATTATAACAATATTTATGGAAGAGTCAAGTTAAAAGGAATGGACGAACTTGAGCAGGACACTCAAGTTCGTTGAAGTCTTTTGATTATTATCTTGTATCTTCTAATGCTTTGACCTTTGCTTCAAGTGCATCGTTTTTCGCTGAAAGTTCCTGAATTGCCTTGACTGCAACTGCTGATAAATGTCCATAAGATAAACCATATGGTGATTGTTCTCCTGTCTCTTCATCTATTTCACCCCCTTCAACTACCTCTGGAACAATTTTCTTTACTTCTTGAGCGACAAAACCAATTTGTTCTGTGCCTTTAAATTTCATTTTATATTTTCTTGGTTTCAACTTCTTGACTGTTTCTAATCCATAATCTATGTCTTCAATGTCTTTTTTTATATTTGCATCTGAAGCATCTGTCCAAGCACCAGCATTAGATAAATACGGAGTATTAGTTCCACTAGGAAATTGCAACCTATCATTACCAGAACTCCAACCAATTATTCTATAATAACCCCCTGACTCTGATTCACCTATTCCTATCCCGGCATTGGTCATATTTAGAAATGCTGTTCCACCATAATTTAAAGTTGTACCGATGTAAACTTTTCCACTTATTACTGACATAGTAGTAGTTAAAGAACCAGCTGACATAGATTGAATATGCAAAGCACCATCTTCAGTTCCATCTGAAGCATCTATAATTTGTCCGTACATTGCACCATAAGTTACATCTTCTGGTGTTCCATTATCATTCTTTCCAATATATCTTAATGCTGCTATGTTGTCATTGTCAGCAGCACTTGCGGAATTTCTGTACATATTAATTCCAAAACCAGAAATTGAAGCTCCTGCCTCTGTACTTTCAACTGTAAGTTTATCAGTATTTGTAGTTGTTTTTAAATGCAACATACTGCTGGGAGCAGAAGTGCCAATCCCAACATTTCCACCATCAATGACTGTAAACACATTTGTACTTCCATCATATAAATTGAAAATGTCATCAGAGGTTAGAGAACGTACATCTAACATTCCATCTGGCGTTGCAGATTTGATACCAACTTTTCCACCATCAACAACTGTAAAAATATTATCTGTGCCGTCGTACAAATTTAAAATGTCGTCTGTTCCAGATTGTCTTATATCCACCAGACCATCTGGCGTAGAAGTGCCTATTCCAACTTTTCCACCATCAACAACTGTTAATACATTTGTGGTATCATCATATAAATTAAATATATCATCTGTACCACTTTGTCGTACTTCTAATTTTCCATCAGGCGAATCATCTCCTATTCCGACATTACCACCATCAACAACTGTTAAGACATTTGTGGTGTTGTCATATAAATTGAGAATATCCGCAGCTGCAGTTTGACGTACTTCTAATTTTCCATCTGGTGTTGTGTCGCCAATTCCAACAGTATTTTCTGATATGTCAACAACTAAAGAATTACTATCAAAGTTGAAGTCAGATGTTGGAGTGCCACTGAGAATACTAGCGAGTGATCTTGCGTTTGACATTTTGACCCTAAATTGTAAATTTCATATTTATATTTACAATTATTTATAATCAAGACATATTAATGCTCTCAAGACCAGACTTTTTGTTCTTTTCTTTTTGAAACTTGTCCCAACTCATTGCACCACTTGACTTTGAAACTGGTTTCTCTTGTGGGTCAGTATTCAGTTCTTTTTGTGCATCTTCTTCAACATCATATAACTTCATTTTGGCACGATCAATACCAACCACAAAGTTACGATTTTTCACAGGGTCATTATAACGATTTTTGAGTTGTTTGACTTTGATTTGATTGTGCTTCTCAAGTTCTTCAGTAGAGATAAGTGCAAACATAAAGTCGGCAGTTGCAGGAAGACCAAATGATTCTGATGTATCTTCCAATCCCACATCTGAAGACATAAACCCTGTCCGATTCAATTGAGTTGCAGAGACAATTGGAATATCTTCTTCAACTGCAAGACCACGAAGTTCTTCTGCAATCGCTTTGACTACAAAATAAGAACCAGCAGAGATGTTGTTGCGATAACGAGATGAGACACAAAGATTCAGATAGTCTATGAATAAAATATCTGGCACAAACCCTCTCTTAATCTTTAATTCATTCAACAAAGAACGAAAGTTATTGACAGATGCAGTTGCAGTTGGATACTCTTTGATTATCAGTTTTCCTTTGATTTTTTCTCTAAGTTTTCCAATCTTCTTTTCATATGATGTTTTAGGCATTTCTTTAAGAGTGTCCATCGTGACATTCATCAAATTTGCATCTATTCTCTCTGCAATACGTTCCTCTGCCATTTCCAAAGTAATATAAAGGACATTTTTATTCTCAGACAAACATCCTGCAGCCTGATGACACATAAACAACGACTTACCAACACCAGTTCCGGCGAGTGCAACATTTAGAGTTTTTCTTGGAAGACCACCAGCAGTAATCTTGTTAAAGTACTCTAAGTCAAACGGAATCTTTTCTTCCTTTTTACGATAAAACTGAAATCGTTCATCTGCATTGTCAATGTAGTCGTGTCCGATATGAACATCAAAACTTACACCAAGTGCATCAGCAAGTATGGAAGGAATGGCATCTTTGGTTTCTTTTGTTGTTTTGTTTTCATCAAAGATTGCAATTGAATTGATTATCGCATTGTAGAGTGCTTTATCTTGACAGAACTTTTCACTTTTTTCCATCAACCAATTCATGTCAGTTGTCACTGTCTCGTCTTTGTAATCCTTTTCAATTGTTTCCAGTGACTCCATTGCAGATTTCAACTGTTCTTCTGCAATGTCATTCCTTCCATTTAACTCAATACCAAGAGCTTCAATAGATGGTTGCTTTGTATACTTGTCAAAATACTTTCGTATCTCTTCAAATATCAAGCGGTCAGAAAATGTGGTAAAATACTCATCACGAAAAAATGGTAGTGTTTTTCTCGTATAATCTTCGTCAAACAACAGGTTTCGTAAAATCGTATCTTCTAGTTTTTCCATCTTCTGATTCTTCCTTTCGTCTTTCAAGTTCTTGGTCTAAGATGTCAATGAACACTTCCCCAAGCATTCGTTCAAACTTTTCACCTTCTTCATCACTAAACTCTTTCTCCATCATGTC